CCCAGGCGTACTTCACGTCATCAGAGAGGTAGGGGTCGAGGTTGACCGGGGTAGTCGTGACCACGATCTGGGTCGCGTACCTCTTGACCGGGCCGAAGCAGGCTGCCTTCGAGACCTTCGTATTCTGGTAACAGAGGTTGAGGTACCAGTCTGGGGTCCCGACGACCGACCGGAGGAAGGTGTCCTTGAACCGTTGCCGGAGTTCCTCATCACTCTCGACATCCACCCCGCCGGTCAGGGACTGGAGGTTGGTGACACTGGTCGCCCCGAGGACATCCCCGATATAGACGATGGTGTCCGGCGGGACATTCCCGACCGTCCCGTTTTCGGTACACTCGACCGGGACATCGACGATAAAGCTCCCTGCCGAGATCGTCACCGACTGGGTCGACGAGAAGAAGAGCGGGTTACCACTACCGGGGAGGGACTGCCGGGTATAGAACTGGCTCCCGAGGGGGATATTGACATCCTGGGTATTGGCTGTATTCAGCTCGACCCGGACGGTCCCGGCAGCCTTACGGCCCTGGAGTCGACCGAATCCGAAGATGCCACAGAACTGTTCTAGTTCGATCCCGGCCTTGCCGTTGATATCGAGGAGTGAACCGACCAGGTACTGGTCGATATGGGCCTCACTGATCGCTTCCGCGACCGCATCGACAATCTTACGTTCCGGGGTCCCGAGTTCCAGGCTGAAGCCTGGTGCGGTCAGTTCTAGCTTGGCCAGAATTTCCTTGGCCACTGCATCGGGGGTCTTCGCCACTTTGGCTCCTATCGGGACTTATCGGTTGGGCGGGTTGATCATCTGCCCGGCAGCCTGGCCGCTGGTGATCTTGATAGTGGTGGCCTCGTTGGCCCCGTTACGGAGCTTGATCGCGACCCGGATCGAGTAGTAGTCCAGGACGGCCACGATGTCGTCTATCGAGACGAGGAGTTCACTGGTCGCCATCTTCTCCGGGTTCTCCTTGAACCGCCGGAGTTGCATGGCCTGATAGTTCTGGAGGACCCGGAATATCTCGGACTGGACCTCGGAACGGGTCGTCGCGTTAGCGATCCCGCCGATGAATTCCTCTAGGATCGTCCCCATATTGACATGGAACCGGTCCCCGCCCCACCGTTCGGTCAGCCAGCAGTACAGGTCCTGCTTCAGCTTCTCGACACCGTAGACGACATCGAGCCGCGAACCCCTCGATACCAGGTCGCCGTCGGCGATGGCCAGCGAATAGCTCATGACGGCCCTCCTCAGTACTTCTAGGTCCTGTCAGGGGCCACGGCAGGGTAGTCTGGGCCTATACGGCCCGGTCAACAAAACCCTGTAGGCCGGTCAGGAAGGCCTGGGGTGTCACGTCACCGGTAAAGTCCTGGAAGAGTATCCCGGACATATAGTTGATAAAGTTCTGGAAACCATTAATGGTCTTCTCTAGATCGGTGTCTCCGAAACCCATCTGTTTCAGGCCATTGATAAAGACATTCTGGCAGGCCTCGGCCCAGAGTTCCGAAAAGTTACTGACGACCGGCTGGAGGTTGCCCCCGAGGGTCGTCAGGGACGCGAGGGCCGCAGTCTGGTCATTCCCCTGGTAGTCGGCGAGGGCCTTGGCGACGAGCTGGACCAGGCCACCCGGACTGATAGACTGCCAGGTAACCTGGTCGGTAGACCGTTGGAGGGAACCCCCGTAGTCCCGGTAATAGGCCCCGTTGAGCCGTAATACCGGGGCATTGGAACGGACCTCGGTCCCGTTGAGTTCTAGTGGTCCACGGCCCGACCCGACCGAGACCTGGCCCTCTTCCGGCTTGATATGGAGGGTCGGGTCGTTGAACGGGATGCGGTTATAGAGCCGCCATTCCCCGTCAAACCGTTCGCAGTACCATTGTTCGCCTGCCGCCGGGACGGTGATCGTATCCCCGGTCGCATAGGCACAGTTGATGGTGAGATTAGTCCGGTTCCGGGTGACCGCGATGGCGGTCCGGGTCGTCGGGTCGACCGAGATGATCGCGACCGGCTGGATGTCACGTTCAGAACTACTACGTCGGGAGAAACCGATATCCCCACTCATCAGCCCGGTACCTCTGTAGCGTTACGGAAGAGGTCCTGGCGTGCCGAGGTCTCGCTCGCCGTGGCATTGAATATCGAAGTCGCCATATTGAGGATATTCGGATTCGACGGGGCCATGATTGTCATAGTCGTCGTGAATCCATTCTCGAAGTCCCCGGCATGTGTCACCTCTGCAACATACACCTGGAGGTTATGGTCAGCGAGATGGACACGCATGCCGGGGAAGACTTCCGGCATAAAGGTCGTCTCGATAATCGTCGAATACTGTTCGGCCCACTTCTGCATGAATATCTGGACGGCGAGGAGGAACTCCATCGGTCCCTGGAATACCGAGGTCATGGTCCGGCTCAGGGGACGTGCCCCGAACTTCTTCATAATCTCCTGACCCGACTGGTAGAACTCTCCCTCGACGTGCGGGGCGGCGGCGATCATCCGCCGGAAGAGCCATTCATTCTCGACAGTCGCGACACCCTTACTATTCAGCCATCCCACGATCCCACTATTACTCGCCTGGAGTGACTGGGAACCAGCGATATAGACATGGGTCGTCATCGCGTCATCATTCAGATCGATCTGGACATTCTTCATCTCGATATCTTCGAGGGTAAAGACGGCATCCTTACCGTCTAGCCCGAAATAGTCCGGGTAGTAGGCGATAAAGTCCCCATTCGGGGCCGACTGGAATTTCCGCAGACCGGCCTGGGCGAAACTGACCACGGTCTGGATCAACTGTTCGTCGTTGATGAATGCCTTTTCCTCGCCCCCCGGCTGGCTCCCGAGCATTGTCGATATCTTGCTCCCGAACTGGCCGGGGAAGAACTGGTAGGTAAAGAGGTTCCGGGCAATCGGCTCGGTATGCCCGGTCCCACTCACCCCACCGAGTCCGGTCGTGACGGTCCCGGCGATGGCATTCGAGGCCGAGACGGCCCGTGCCAGGTCGAAGGGGGCCGGGAGTGTCCCGCCGAACTCGGCACCAGGGACATGAAGGCAGACCGCCGACTCTAGTGGGAAGTAGATATTCTGGATACGGACCACGTCCCCGGTCTGGGGTGCCGCGATCCATTGTCCCGGACCGACATACATCCCGGTATGCCCGGAATGGGGCTGGATCAGGTCCCCCGGTACCAGGTTGGTCCAGGGGATACGTTGTAACTGACCGGCCTGGTCATAGGTCGTCGGACCGATCTCTCGACCGATAGAACGGTAGGAGAACTGGGTCAGACTCGAACAGTCGAAGGTGTCCGGTCCATTCGAACCATAGACGTAGGGTTTGCCGATCTGGGCAATGGCACAGGAGAGTGCGCCACCGGTATCATAGGCCGGTTTCCCGATAGCTGCATTGACAGCCGTCGCACTCGGGGTCCCGTTAGTCGTCGGGATTCCCGGTGTCGGTATCCCGACCGTACCAGGGATACTGACCGAGGGGATACTCCCGACCGGGGTAGCACCGAGGTCGGCACCCGGTATCGGGTTACTACTATCCTGGCCCCCGGTCCCGGCACCGGTCCCGGTCCCGGTACGGATACCCTGGACTTGCCGTTTGGCGACCTCTTCAAAGGCCTTGTAGTTACTACCGTCGGCAAACCTAGACCGCTGGACCGCCTGACAGGCGGCTGCCCGGTCCATATTCCGCCAGTCGTACCGCAGGAGGTGCTGGAGGAACATCTGGGTCGAGGCCTTGACATTCATCCGCTGGGCGACATTGCCCCATTCCCCGAAATCCTGCTGTTGGTAGAGTCCGACCGAGGTCCCGTCGGTCGAGATAAAACCAGGGTCATAGACCTGGCCTAGGGACTCGGGGACGGCCCGGTTGGCATACATACGCCACTGGGACTCGGCGGCGATAGTCATAAAGCAGTGGATCGCGGCATCATTCTCCTGGGCCGAGGTCCCCCAGTTCTTACCAACCTGTTCCTGGGCCTGGGCGAACTGCTGGTCCTTATTATCCTTGACCCCGGTCGCGGCAGTCCCGAGTCCCTGGGCCGCTGCCAGGTTAGTCGTATCCGGCCCCATCCCCATCTCGTCCACGGCCCGGATCACCTCTAGCATCCGTTGCGGTTGAGTGATGGCATACCCGCCCATCGTGACACCCTGCTGCATCCCGGCAGCACGACCGACACCGAGACTGGTGTCACCTTCCCCGAGGAGGAGTTGTTTAAAGTCCTCGACATTGGCCTCGTCACCAGGGGTCATCCGTTTCAGTTGTTCCTGCATGAAGAGGAAGAAGCCGACCGGGAAACGCTGGATATGGATCGTCTTCGGGTCCCAGCCCCCGACGAGGACGAGGAGTTTACGGAGCATGGAACCCAGGCCCTGGTCGGCGAACTGTTCGCCGTTCTGCTGTTCCTGGGTCGAGTTGGTCGGCTGGTCAAAGATACCCTGCGAGCTGGGCAGGCCGGGGTCCCACCAGGTATGCATGAGCCGTTTAAGGGTACAGGAGGCCCGGAAGTTCACCGTCCCTGGATAGAGCTGGACGTGAGGGACACTATCGAGGTAGCCGGAGAAGACCTGGACCCACTCGACCCGTTTGAGCCAGATGACGACCCGGTCCATCCGTTCGAAGAGCTGGTTATACCGGAGCTTCTTCCCACTCGCGTCGGTCGACTTGTTCGAGAGTCGAAAGACTGCCGAGGAGACCGAGTCCTCGACCCGCCGGACCGACCAGGCCACGACATCGTTCGAGACATCATACTGCTTGGAACCACGGGCGATATAGATACGGACATCCGGGGAATAGACCAGGGTCTTCATCGCCGGGGGTGAGGTCGGGTCGATACTCGTCAGGACATTGTCCTGGGCCTGCTGGAGGGACGGTGCCGGGACCCCACCGATATTCTGCTGTTGGGGGGCCGAGGAGTTATTCAGGGCCGAGTCGGCAGGGTTGGTCATCGTTGTCCGACGATCCGGGAGAGGAAGGACTGGGCGGTCGTGGTCGTCGTATCAATCGTCTCCCGGATAGCGGCAGGCGGTACCGGGGGTTGGAATGCGGCCTCGATACTGTCCGGGTCCGGGATATAGGCCGCTATCGCCTGACCGATGATCGAGGTCCAGCTATTCCCGAGACTGAAGTTGAAGGTCCGTTCGCTCATCAACGAATCGACCAGGGCGACACCGAAGGTGACACGGGGCGCGTAGTCGAAACGGGCCTCCCGGACCGGCATGGTGACGATGTACCCGGTCCAGCTATTGATGTCACGTTCCGGCCAGAGGAGGGTGACCTTGCCACCACTGACCTGGGTCGAGGCATACTTGTCATCGAGGGTATTCAGTTGATGACTACGGACAAAGTCCTGGAACTTATGTTTGTCCGCGATGGACGCGAACTGGACCGTGAACTGGATATCTGGCTGCCCGGCCCGGATCGGGAAATGGTGGGCCATCCGCCGGGTCTGGA